GGCCAAGAACTGGGGCAACAAGGCCAAGAAAATGGCTGATGGTGGCTCCATGACCAAGGGATGCGGTGCTGTAAGGCCTAGCAGACGGAAGCGATACAAAGAGTTCTGATGGACGAGTTCGTGAATTTTTGGCCGATTGTATCGGGCGTTATTGTGGTTGCGGCTCTTGCTGTTGCATTCAGGGCCGAGATCACTGTGCGTGTCCGTGTTCTGGAAGAGAAAGTCTCTGCGCTTTTCCAGATCGTCAATGATCGAGAAAAATAATGGCTATCAACCGCACAGATATGTCCAAGCAACTCAAGAGCGGGAGCCGGGTTCGCAAGACCAAGAAGGGCGCTGCGCTCAAAAGGTGGTTCAAGGAAGAGTGGGTCGATGTCCGTACCGGAAAGCCCTGCGGTCGTCAGAAAGGGGAGAAGCGAGGAACGCCGTATTGCCGCCCCAAGAAGCGGGTCTCCTCAAAAACACCGAAGACGGCTGGGGAAATGAGCGCAAAAGAAAAGCGTTCGAGGATCAGACAGAAGACGAAACTGGGGCAACCGGCTGGTAAGCCCCGCAGAGTCGCCCCCCTGAGGAGAAAAAAGCGTGGCTAGTAGGGTAAGAGAGGCCGCTTGGCACCCAATTCCCATCAAAAAGAAGACTTCGATAGGGAATAGTGTTCGTTCACGGCCAAAAAACAAAAGCAAACTTAGGAATTGGAAGAAATACAACGGTCAAGGGCGCTAATTGGGCCATTTTCCGTTTTTTTCTCGGTCCAATCCAGAACCCTAGCGTGACAGATTAAGGAAGACCATCCCGGTTTCCTTCAGAAACTCCCGCTTCATAGTAGAAAAACGCAGGACCATAGCGGTTAACTCCGGGGAATACTGCATGGCCCGCATCTCTGCATGGTGAATCCACCACTCTCTGGGTTTCAGGTTCAGGTGTCCCGGCATGGGAACCTGACTCGCGGTCATGATGAGGATGCGACCGGCATTGCCGCAGACGGTATCTAGGAATTTACCGGCGTGTTCTTCCGGTATGTGTTCGGCTACCTCAATAGACCAGACCACATCGAATGGTTCCGGGAAGGCCACAGGAGCCTTGCAGAGGTCTATCAGAGCGATGTTTGGGGGTCCGAGTACCTCAGGGTCCACATCGATCCCAAACGCCTTAAAACCGGCTTTCTGGGCCGCTATGACCTGTCCTCCTACACCGCACCCCACATCTAGCAGGGTGCGGCATCCGAAGGTCTTCAGGAGGGACAGGGTACCTACGTCAACATGGGTGACGTTGTGGTGTCCTCCAGCATAGATCGGGGTCTGGTAGCTCATTCGAGTGTCTTCAGTTCTGCGGCCAGTGAGGCGTATCCTGCCATGTCGATGTAGTCGTCTTCGTTGAAGCTGCCGTGCTGTGTTCTGGCGACCTTCTGAAGGAGGTTAAGCATCGCAACATCGCTTTCGCTGATCGGGCCATTTCTGCCATGCAGATAGATATTCCAGTAACGCGATATGTCTGCAAACAGGGCAGATGGGTTGCCGTGGGTTCCCTCTCGGTCTTGAGTAACCAAACGTAGTGCCCGCTTAAGGATTTCCTTGCGGATCATTTTGACTCCATTTTATGAGTTGGAAGTTTTCGAGTGGTATTGCTGCGACTGGTTCTACGTCTTGCCAGTCATTGCGGTCAACTCTGCCGCCCTTTTCGTAGCTGAACTGGTTGCACAAATTGACAAATCCCAGTGAATCAGTCCAGCGCACGAACAGGATTGACGGCAGGGCCGTGGTTTGGGTCAGGCGTCGTGCGGCCAGAATCTTGTCGAGAGAGATGATGTAGGTAGGGTACCTTTTCATCTCGTTCTTGCGGCATTTTATTTCGATCCAAGATCGTATCTCCGAACCCCTGACTGCTGCGTAATCCAGTCCGTACTTTATCGGCAGCTTCATCATTTCTGATTTGTACAGCTTGCCGAGATGGTCGGCGACCTGACGTTCGTTCGTCAGATCACCGGCCCGCTCATAGAACGGCCTCATGGGATAATCCTTTCTTCAATGCCCATACCCTAATTGTAGCACAAGGCTTGCGGGTCAGGGAAGCTAAGGCTGAAGAAGTGTGTGTCAGGCCCGTATAAGTATTTCTATTACGGGACTGACACAGACTTCTCTGAGCGAGGCTCGTGCCCGCGCCAATTTGCGGAAAGCTGAGACACGCCTCAAGCGGGCGCAGACGTTGCACAAGAAATGGAAGAAGACGGTGGCTTACTACGACAAGAAGGCTGCTGCGGAATAGAGATTGTGCTATGATTGGGGATGTCCAAGTTGTTTCGAGGGGACTGGGTCAGCAGGCTGATCCAGATTGTTACCGGCGCGTCGGCAGCCATTGGCGGCGTGTGGGTTGTCATCGATCAACTTGGCCTCCTTCATGGAGACATCCTCACTTGGCACCCGGAGTACTTCGAGATTTCCGATGGCCCGGTGAGTGGGGAGTTTCAGGTTTCGGTAGCGCGGGAGAAGCACCGGGACGACTGCACTGTGGAGGACTTCGTGGTCGATGTCCGGGACAGCAAGAACATCATTCACAAGGCTACGCCCTCGATTTCAAAGTTCATGGGGCCAGCCACGCACCGCATCGATACCTTTGCCTACAGGATTACCATAGACAATCCGGGGGATGTCGCTCCCGGCGAGGCCACCCTAGTCGCCTACATCTACTACGACTGCCCCGAAGGGAAGGTAATCGTCAACTACCCGGATCATCCCAATACACGGTTTGACATACGCGAAGATTAGTGTATCTTGGTGCTGTCAACAGTCCAGATCAGCATCCAAGCCGAGCGAGCCATTTGACACGAACAGCAGCCCTATAGAGCGAGTCTTTTGGAGGAGTCCCTTGAAGGCCAGAATCCATGTTAACCAGCACATCATTCGGTCGAACAGAAAATCCGGCCTCAAGGAACCTACCCTGACCATCAAGACCAGCAGGAAAAACATCAAAGCTAACAGCGTGAACATCGATGGCCCGTGCCAAATCGTCTACAGCCCGGAAAAGCCACTCTCCTGCGGAGCAACAGTCTGGATCGAAACAGACACAAGACACATCCAGCAAGTCGATCATCAAGAACCCCAATGGGATGTGGATCGAGAGGTTCAGGAAATCTTGGGCTTGGGTTCCGACTAGTGCTATAAAATAGGGATGTACGGCATCCGATCATTGCAGAATGGGGGCGCTCCCAAAAAACTTGGGAAAGCGGAAAAGTACATTCCACCGGAGTTGCGCCCTCAGGCGGGTGCTTTGGTGGACTTGATTAAATGGATCAAGAGCAATCCCTATAGAGCAGCCCGTGACGTGGCAGAGAGCTTCGGCCCACAGGCGGACATCACGGGGATGGTTGATTCGGCGCAAGGTGCGATGGAGAATCTCCGGGAGGGGAATATCGGCGCTGGCTTAACCGACATGGCCTACGTCCCTGCGAACATGGCGACGTTGTTTTTGCCGGGGTCTGCAAGTGGCATGCGCCGCGCCGCAGAAGGCTTGGGTGGTGGTGTAGGAAAGAAGGCCGACGACCTCCCGATGGACGAAGCCTCCCGCATGGAGGTGCCCCGGATGAGACGGGACAATCCGGGGGATGAGTGGCTTTCGCGCAAGATAGAGGAAGCTGCGGAGAAGCGGGCTACTTCCGGGGAGTTTACGGTTGGCGGCACCCTCGGGGGCGTGGATGGGGTTACGGGTTATTTCAATGACTACCTTAGAATGCGACCTGAGGCTCTGCGCGACATCAAGGGCGCGATGGGTGAGGAGCGTTTTGCCGGTGGCGAAAAACTGCAACGGCTTCGCGAGAGCATTGAGCGGGAGGGCTACAGGGATGACAGCCCTATTTCGATTGCCGTCAGAGAGGACGGTACTCCGTTTGTCCTTGAGGGCAATACCCGTATTCAGGAGGCGATAGAGTCTGGACGGCCCAGCATACAGGTTGAGTTAAAATATTTGCGCGGCGCAGAGGACGTTGACGGCCCCCTATCGCCGGACAAATTGCCGGATTTTCTGGCACCGGACGATTTACGAGCCTCAGAAAGAGCGCAAGAAGCGATTCGCGGACAAGCAGACCCAATAGAACAAGTCGCTAAAGAATCCTACGCTTCCGAATAAACACCGAGTAAGTAACCCAAGAAAGGCTGCGCCAAGAAAGGTTGCGCCACGGAATGGGGAATCTCGATTTTTCCTAGGGTTATGGGTGGGGGATACGCTACGCGAAACCCGGTGTGTCAAGCCCCCAGAGGGGGGTGCCCGACTTTTTTTTCGCCCCGACCCGACGGGTCCTAGGGGACCAAGGGACCCGCGTCCCCTAGTCCCCCGGCCCGTTGGCCTATGGCGTATCAGGCTTAGGTGCGCCTTCTTGCGAGTAAGCCGCCAACCATTCGGGCGTTGCTTCGATCAGGACACCGTGCGTCATGATGTCTGCAATGTAGGTGTCGCCCATCTCGTATGAGCCATAAGTAAACGGCGACTTCGCAGCCACGAACCACCGGGCGTATTGATTAGCCCGTTCCTTACTCGGCATCTGGTACGTCTTCAGGACGCGCCACTCCCAATTGCCGGGACCGGTGTATACCGCATAAGGCGCTTCTTTCTTTACTGTCTTTCCAAAGGGGTTAGGCATGTCTGAGTTCCTTTCTTCTGGGTTGGTGGGGGCAGCACCATTGCCGCCCCCCGGTTTGTGGGCCTAGTTAATCTTGGCCCGCAAGGTCTCGGCTTCACTGCGAAAGCCCCGCTCGACTGAGCCGACACCGGGCACGACGTGAGAGCCGTGGGGCAGATCGCGTAGGTCAGGCTCGTATGCCTTCGCGGTTGCTTCCGCCGC